GATGGGGTCTATGTCGTAGTGCTCCGCTGCGAGACCCCCATCGCGGAGTGCAATGACAAGAAGGACGCCATGCGCATCGCCAAGGCGTTGAACGACGCTGAAGGGCTCTGACGGTACAACCAAACACAGGACAACCAAACATGAAGTTCGCTTCCTGGCTCCCGCTCCTGGCGGGGGCCTTTTTCTTGTCTAACTCTGCCCAGGCCACCGTGATCATTACAGGTGATGGCGGCGGCATAGTGCGTGAATACGAGACACGTTGGGAGACGGTGCGCGCAGCGGACGATGACGTTATCATCGCCGGTGAGTGCGCTTCTGCCTGCACCATGGTGCTCAGCATCGTGAAGCCTAACCACATCTGCTCTACCGGTGCCGGTGCCTTCGGCTTTCACTCAGCTTTCTGGGTGAACGATGAGGGGCTCCCCGTGGGCTACGCCGAGGGCGCCAGCAAGGCGATTTTCGACGCCTACCCCGCCAAGGTGCGGGCTATCGTCCGGGAGTTGGGCTACCACGGCCAGGAGCATCCTGACGTGCTGTGGGTCCCAGGTCAGGCCCTCGTACCTCCGTGCAAGACGCTGATGAACATGGCTGCGTTCCCCGTAGACGAGCCCACGACGCTTGTGCAGCCTGTGCATGCCACGAAGCACACCCCGCTGCCGAAGTCTGCTCCGCATAAGGAAGTGCCTGCTCCCGTCGAGCAGCCCGCTCCTGTGGTAGCTCCCGTGCCAGACCCGGTGCCGTGCGTATTAGTTACCGCCCCCACCGAGCCCCTGCAGAGCCCTGCCCCCTGGTACGCCGGGTTGCTCTGGCGCCTGTTCCAAGTGCTGCTGATCGGCAGCGCTATCGGTATTGGAGCGAACGGCGTGAGGCGCATCTGGGCCTCCTACAAGGCCGCGAAGTCGGTAGGGTAAATGACCGAGTGGTGGGTCAGCGAAGTAGGACATTGGGGCTGCGGCATCGGTGCGCCGATGGCCCCGATGGTGGTGGCGCGGGAGACGGGCTGGCTCGCTGAGGGCGTCTTCATTCCGTATCCGACGATCACGATGCAGCAGATGCGGCATCAGAAGCAACATCATCAAGGAGCGCATGCTCCGCATCCACAACAACCAAATCCAGCAAAGGACCATGGCTGAAACCAAGAACGTCTCCACCCCGGTCGTTATCGCGGTCTACCCGAAGATCAGCAAGCCAGACACCTTCGGGAAGTTCGCGTCCGGGAAGTTCAAGACCGGCTTCAAGTTCGAGAAGCCTGAGCAGACCAAGAAGTTCCAGGATTGGTGCAAGGCAAAGGCCAAGGAGCTTATGCCCAAGGTCGCCAAGCACAAGTTCCCCTGGAAGCTGGACGAAGAGACCGGCGAGGTCACCTTCACCGCCAGCAGCAAGTATCGCCCGCTCACCGTCGACAGCAAGAACAACAAACTGCCTGAGACTGTCCTGATCGGTGGTGGCACCAAGATGAAGCTCCAGCTTGCTCCGTCCTCCTATGAGAACCGGCTGTCGTTCTACTTGAACGCCGTCCAGGTGGTCGAGCTGTCAGAGTACAAGCCTAAGGCTCGCGAGGACATGGATAGCCCCTTCGAAGCCATCGATGACGGGTTCGAGTTCACCGGGTCGGTGTCATCCGAAGAGGACGAGGGCAGCGACGAGGGTGGCGAGGAAGTGGGGTTCGCCGCGTCCAGCGATGACGAAGCCGAGCCGTTCTGAAGCAGCATGCCCGTTCGGCCTGCGCTTCAACTAGAGCCTGAATACAAGAGCAGGCTCGAAGCCAGGGTCGCCAAGCAGCTTGAGGCAGCCGGGGTTGCCTTCGTCTACGAGGGTGCGGTGATTAAGTTCACAATCCCCGCATTCGAGGCGAAGTACCACCCCGACTTCCCCTGCACCGGCACTCCGATCATCATCGAAGCCAAGGGCCGCTTCGGCCACCGGGGATCATCCGGTGCCGAAGTGCGCCAGCGGCTCGCGTTGGTCAAGGAGCAGCACCCCGAGCTTGATATTCGCATTCTGTTTGATCAGTCAGGCAAGCGGTCTGCAGCGTCCCTCCCAATCTACAAAGGCAGCAAGACCACCCAAGGCAAGTGGGCGACTGACCACGGCTTCAAGTGGGCTTCGGGAACTGTCCCCGCCGAGTGGATCGATGAAATCAAAGCAGCAACCAAAACCCAAAAGGAAACCAAAGCAAATGGCTCTGATGGAACTGTCGCGTCCAAGCATCGCAGGTGATCTTAGGCTCACGCCGCAAGCTCGCACCATCCTGCGGCATCTGCTTCGTCACAAGCACGGCATCACGCCTCAGGAAGCTCTCACGGTCTACTCCATCCCCCGGTTGGCATCCTGCATCCATGAGATCAGGACCAAGGGCATGCGGGACGTGCATATGGAACTGCGCCATGACGACCAGGGCCACCGCTACGGCCGCTATCGGCTGGTGGGGGCGCGGCATTGATGCGGGGTGTATTCGACACTGCCGTCATCGTGGTTGTGAGCGCGTGGGTTACGGTAGCTGTGTGGTGCGTTGTCATGTTGCCTTTCGCCTGCGTCTACTTCTTAGGCCGTGTGTTAGGAGCATGGTGAATGATCGCTGATGTCCTGTTCCTCTGCGGGTCCATCCTGCTGACCACGGGCTGCACCCTGCAGTTCATCGAACGCCACCTCTGAAATCCCATGGGCCAATTCCTGCGCCACGAGCCGTGCCCAGCGTGCGGCTCTAAGGATGGCTTGGCGCGTTACGTTGCGGGGGACGCACATTGCTTCTCCTGCAACGCTAACTTCCGCTCAGCGGACGATGCCCAACCAATCCAACAAGGAGGAAGTAAAACGACCGAGTTCCTGAAGGGCGAAGCGGTAGCGATACCTGAGCGCAAGCTGACGCAGGAGACCTGTGAGAAGTGGGGCTATTGGGTCGGCACCGATCAGAAGGGAAGCAAGGTCCACATCGCCAACTACCGGAATGATGTAGGCACCAGGGTCGCACAGAAGATCAGAGGAGCCAACAAGGCCTTCAGTGTTGTAGGGGACGGCAAGAAGCTGCCGCTCTACGGCCAATGGCTGTGGCCCTCTGGCGGCAAGTTCTGCACCGTGACCGAGGGTGAGATCGACGCGCTCTCGATGTCTCAGGCGATGAACAACAAGTGGACCGTGGTCTCGCTCCCGCACGGGGCGCAGTCTGCGGCGAAGGCTCTTGGTGATCAGCTAGAGTGGTTGTCACAGTTCGAGCACATCGTTCTGTGCTTCGACATGGACAAGCCTGGGCGTGCGGCGGTCGAGGAAGCCTGCAAGGTTCTCCCTCAGGGCCGCGTAAAGGTGATGAACTTGCCCAGGAAGGACGCCAGCGATGTCCTGGTGAAGCTGGGGCCTGAGGCCCTGGTGGACGCCTTCTGGAAGGCTCGCGATTGGCGGCCGGATGGCATCATCGCGGGCACCGAGATCACCGTCGAGAAGCTCACCACTGCGGTCGCGAAGGGCTACGACCTTCCATATCCCATCGCGAACAGCATGCTGATGGGCATCCGCAAGCGCGAGATCACCCTGCTTACCGCAGGGACCGGCATCGGCAAGTCAACGCTGGCGCGCGAGTGGGCCTACCTGCTGAGCCAGGGGCACGGCTGCAAGATCGGCAATGTGTTCCTGGAGGAGAGTAATGAGAAAACCGCCCAAGCCTACATCGCGGTCCACAATAATGTTGCCCTCAAGGACCTACGATATAATCCGTCTATACTGCCCGACACTGTATGGGCTAGTAGCCTCCAAGATGTGGTGCATGGGAAGATGTGGTTCTATGACCACTTCGGGTCGTTGGGTAGCGATCAGCTTATGCTCAAGCTGCGCTACTTGGCAACGGTTATCAAGGTTGACTTTATTGTGCTGGATCATATCAGCATCGTGGTCTCTGGTGTGGAGAGCAGCCAGGGAGAGCGCAAGGACATTGATGTTCTTATGACCAAGCTACGCTCACTGGTCGAGGAGACCGGCGTGGGGGTCATCGCTATCGTTCACTTGAACCAACCAGAAGGGAAGCCGCATGAAGAGGGAGGACGTATCACACTTCGCAATCTGCGAGGCTCTGGAGGCCTTAAACAGATGTCTGATACTGTGTTCGCCCTTGAGCGAGACCAGCAAGGAGAAAATCCGACAATGGCTCAAATACGCATCCTCAAGTGCAGAGAGACTGGCGATGTGGGAGTTGCTGATTGGCTTAGATATGACAAGCAAACCGGACGGCTCCTCGTAGCCCCCGCCCCCGCTGAAGAGGTCGTTGACTTCTCTGCCACCGATGATGACAAGGAGATAGCGTTCTGATGGCCATAATTCTGCTAACCGGTATCTCTTTTAGTATGGGTGCCGCTTTTGGTATTGTCCTTGCCGCCTGTATCGGCGCGTACCTCTATTGGGTCAAGTGAAGCGGCTTCTATTTGACATAGAGGCGGATGGATTTCTCGAGAATGTCACCAAGGTCCACTGCATCGCAGCGGTGGACGTGGACACAGGAGGCAGGTCCGTTTGGGGTCCTGATGAGATCGGCGCCGCTCTGTACGAGCTGGACAAAGCCGATGTTCTCATAGGCCACAACATCATCCGCTACGACCTTCCTGTGCTGGAGAAGATACTAAATTGGAGACACCGTCCTGACGTGGTGCTCCGGGACACGCTGCTGATCGCGCGCCTCGAATACCCGAACGTGCGTGAGACAGACGCGCAGTTGATGATCACTAAGCAGATGCCTGATAAGGGCTATGATGGCGAAAGCCTGTGCGGCAGGCACTCGCTGGAAGCCTGGGGTTACCGCCTGGGCGAGAACAAAGGCCACTTCGATGGTCCCTGGGAGGTTTGGTCCCAGGCGATGCAGGACTACATGGTGCAGGACGTGAGCACCAATCTAGCCTTGTGGAGGTTTCTTCAACCAGACACCTACAGCCGATCAGCCATCGACCTTGAGCACCGAATATCAACCCTCTGCAACATCATCGAAGGAGAGGGATGCCCATTCGACGTGGCAGCGGCGGGCCGACTTCATTCGGAACTCGTCGGCAAGAAATCGGCGCTGGAGGAAGCGCTGAAGCAGCAGTTCGGGTTCTGGCTGGCGCCCGTCAGCCCTACGAAGTTCCTGTTCACGCCACGGAAGGACGACGCCAAGCGTGGCTACGTCAAGGGCCAGGAGTG